GATCGGTTTAAAGAAGAATGGATAATTAACCGAGATTGGTACAACTTTATCTGTGAACATTTTTTTAGCATCTGCTCCAGTCTTTGATAAAATCCCGTATCTGCTATCTGAGGATATGGTTGCCTTATTAACAAGTTCTGACGATGCCATAAAGGAAAACCCAGATCGTCTGTTTTTAAGATAACACATTCCATAACAACGGGTGTCTGCTTTACAAGCTTCCCAGAAGATAAAGAATAACCTATTGGATTCTCTATAATCGGGTGCACCAACATCAATTTTTGACCACTGCAAGTACATGTAATGAGTACCAGTAATATAAGTAGGTTTACCATTATTGTAAAACCAAAACCCTTCTTCTCTTCTATTAAATTCTTCATCAATATAATCCCACCATGTTTCTCTAAAATCTTGAGGATATTTTTCCCAATCAAATCTATTTTTTATTCTACTTAGTTGTTTTGGATAATCTATTTTTTCCCAATATTGTTCTTTTTTTTCTTCGCTACGTTTATACGTTTTGTTAATTGCTGGTAAAGCAATGCGGAGATTTTGTATTTCAAGGATGGTGCCGATTTGTCCACTTCTACTTATTACAATAAAATTATAGTCTGCATTATATCCATATTCCCATTTTTTTAATCTATTTTGTTTCTTAAGAATACTAGGATTAACAACATTAGGAATTTCTTTCCATAATTCTTGTTGATATTTCATTTGCTTCTCCCTTCTGCAAAACCTTTAAAAGTATTAATTATTTTAACTTCTTGCGGTTTATTTTCCAATATTGCTTCTTCTTCTTCCATTCTATTTAAAATTTCAAAAGCATCGAAAATAGCTAATTTTTTAGTAGCTGCAGCATTTTTTAATCTATCTGCGGAAATATCATCTGGGGTATCTATTATTGGTTCTTTAGCAACTTTAATTAATTCTTCAACTGCTATACGCCCAGCTTGGATTATATTCTTCTTCGTTTCCTTCGTGTTCATATTTAATAACAATATCTTTAGATTTCATACAATATAATAGTTCGTTATCTATAATAAATTCAAATTCTCTTTCAGGTTTAAAAGAAATTAAATCTCCTTTAAATATTCCTACTTTATTTAATTCTTCATTATCATATTTAACAATACCTCTTTTTTCTTCAGTTTTAGATAAAGAAAACTTATCAGTATTTTTTAAAGGGGTAACAAAACATCTATCAAGAAAACTTTTCCAAGATTGATCTTTATAGAGATACAATTGATCTACACTACAAAAATATAAATCTTCTTTAAAGTAACTTCTACTATTTCTTTCTATTCCTTTCATATCATACCATCTTCTAAAAATGTTATGATGAACCATAACTTTCATACCTGGAGTAAGAGGAAAATTAAATGCTTGAGGAACACTAACTATAATAGCTTCTTTACTTATAGCTTGATAATTTTCTATAGTTGTATTTAAAATTAAATTTTTATCTCCTACTTTTTTAAGATTGTTATATCTTTCATTAACAGGTGTTATAATAAAGTCATATAAACTATGCACTATATTCTAGATCATATTCTAACGCAATAGCCATATTGCTGTTAAATTTTTTCCATGGTAAAACTTCATCATCTTTTTTAATATAAATAAGATAATCTCCATCTTTATCACTATCTATAATATCACAAATAGTATGTCCTCCATAAACTACTTGTCCTACTGCATAATGCATGGCTTCGTTTTTATAATCCGATCCAATACTAATCTTTCTTATTTTATTCGACATTTTCTACTACTTTTAAATCTGGTGGATTAGTTTGTTCAAGTACTTTATATTCACCTGTTTCTATATTTATATTCACCTGTCCATATTCATTTTCCATTTCTACTTTAAATAAATCAATTTCTTTAGTTAATTCACTTAATTTATGAAGAAGATTATGTTTTTGTGTTTCTAAATATCCAATATTAGTAAAAAAGTCATTTGCTTCTTTTTGTTGTTTTTGAATTGTATTTAATTGTTCTTCTTTAATTTTATTCATTTTATTTTATTTGATTATTTATATTATTCCAGGTACGCGATCTGCATAAACCATTCCATTGGATATTAATTGTCCAGCTGGAGCTAAAGGACCTGCGTTATTCAAGGTCCATTCATTTGGTGTTGGTAAATTCCAAGTTGCGTTTTCTCCCATTCTATACCATGCAATTAATCCTGTATAACCTAAAGCATTTAAATCACAATTAGTATTAAAATCATATATTGTTTGAACTTGCGCTAAAACTAATTCTTTATCCCAAACTGATATTTCATCTAATTTACCATCAAATTCATCATTTCCAGGTGTTGTAGTAGTATTACCTATACAAAAATCTTGAGCTGATATTGGTATAAGTCCAGGAGTTGTTAATATTTTTGGATTATTTGGAGTAACTGTCAAAACTCCATCTACATACATTTTTAATTCTGATCCGACGGGGCCATTAAACGTTCCTACAACATGATGAGTTAGTGAATCTGTAATCTCTATTTCAGCTCTTTTTTGTGATGGACTATTACCTGCAACATTAACAGTAAAACAAACATAAGTTGCGGTACCAGTTTGTCTAAGATATAAAGTATAACCACTTCCACCACTACTTAATGGACCTGTAGCCTTATCGGCTATCATATATAATGTATTACTTACAGGAGCTGCAATTACAGCTGGATCAACTTGTATCCAGGCAGAAATACTCATATTACTAGCTAAATCAAAGATAGCATCACCAGCATCATTAGCTACAGTATTATTTCCTCCATCAAAATAAAAAGCATAAGGATCAGTACATGATACTGGTCCTTGAACTAGTTTATAAGCCGGTATAGTATTTACATTTTTGTTTACTAAAGGCATCTTAGAATAATGCTAAAATTTTATCTACATATGTTCCACCATCTGCTGCGTCAGATTCTAACACTGTCAAGACAGATATGGGCATAAATGTTCCTGCAGGTACATTATGATAAGTTGTTACTCGTGTTACTGGTGGTTCTTGTGGTCCACCTTGAGGAACTGATCCTTCTTGAAGTACGTTTAATTCTGTCATAGCTGTTCCTACATATAAAGCTGCTACTCCATCTGCTCGATAAAAAACTCCTCCTACATTGTAAAAATAAGCATATTTTTCATTTACATAAGGAATTCCACTTGCACCACCGGTAGGAAGTCTAGGAACTATGGGATCACCTTCTACCCAAGCCCCTCCATCTAATTGATTTAAAGCCCAAGCATCATGTGCAAATACTCTAGGTTGTTTTTGTGTTGTGCCTACTACACTCATTTGTTTTTGTTTTTATTTATAAATACTTTTTCAGCTCCTCTAGAACCAAAGTAAGCTACATATACTGTAACTAATAACGTTTGCAATAAATCAATCCACGCCGCTTTCATTTCAAATAACAGATGTATAGAATCAAATATGATAAATAAAGTCATACATACAGTTAAATATATAAGAGTAAGAGGTCTAGTATTTTTTGATAACCACGAATCAGATTGCATATCATATTGCCATCGCATTGATATACTATTCATTTCTTGAATATCTTGATCAATTAATTTTAATGCGGTTTCTTTATCTTTTGGAGTAATATTTTCATCAGTGGTTATAAGATTTTTTACTATACCATATACTCCATTATCTGGAAGTAAATCACCTACTGAATCTAAAATTTTTGGAGCTTTTTCTTTCAAAAAAACACCTATTTTAGTTTCTTTAAATTTTTTCTTAATTTTGGACATTTTCTTTAAATGCTAAAAAGAATTCTCTTAATCCTATTCCTAATGCTAAACCCGCGTAGAGTAAATGATATTCTATTACTAAAACTACCCCGATTATTGCGCATGCTCCGGTTCTAAACAACGGTGAATTAATTATTTTTCCTAATTTTTCCATTATGATCTTTCTCCTCTCTTAAAATTTTTCTTACTTGCTAAATGAGGATATTTCCTATACACACAAGATTTAATACCATCAGGATCTGGAGCGTTATGAGCTAGTTTTAAAGCTGATTTTGCTCTTTTTTCTGTGTTTACTGGGTAACTACCACTTGGAGCTCCTCCTTCAGGACCACAAAAGTCTCCTTTACTTACACTATCATAGTCTCCTACATTTGAACCACCTGGTTTAGTACGAGCTTTTCTTTCTTTTGCTGTTAACTTTGCCATAATTTATGCTTTATTAGATAAGTGATGCATATGATTTAAAATAGGATGACGAGAATCTTTGTTAATATGATCATAATGAGCATCTTTTTTTAATGCATGAGCATGATCAAAATCTTCTTGTCCACACGATTCACATCCATGATCTACTTCCCAGTCACCATCTATTCTTAATTTACGTTCATGAGAATAATCATCTTCTGCAGCTTTTGTATCTTCATGTTTGTCCATTCTCATATGTCCTGGTATTTCATGATACTTTCCTGTCTTATTACCTCTATATCCGTTTAATAATTTTTCTGCCATAATTTTATTTATTATCAGTGTCTAGAGGTTTATATGGAAATGCTTTATTTAAAGTATCTCTGCGTTTTTTACAACCACATCCTCCTTTTTTCTTTGTAACTTGCGCTACTTTCTCAGCCACTTTGTCTAATCCTGTAGCATGAGTAATTTTTTCAATCGTATCTCCCAAGCCTTGGGATGGTTTATTTACATTTGATTCAGGTTCCATTTATTATAAATTTTTATATTCGCATGTAGCATCAAAAGATGGACATGCTTTATTTGCAAAGTCATTATGAGAGTGTATACAAGCCATAGGATACATTGCTATTAAAGTTCTTAATATACACAATAATGCTTCTTTTTGATTTTCTGTTCTAGTATCTTTGGGAGTCTTACCATCTGCTTCAACGCCTCCGCAATAGCAAACACCTATCGAATTCCGATTGTACCCTTTACAATGAGCTCCCATTTTGGCTATATCTCTACCTTTGAATATATTTCCTTCAAGATCAATATAGAAATGATAACCTATATCGCTCCACCCACGACCATCGACATGCCATTTCCTAATAGTTTCTACAGGAATATTTTGACCTTCGCGAGTAGCAGAGCAATGTACAATAAGTTTGTTTATTTGTCTCATGTTTTTCTTATACGTTGAGTTTTAGAAGATTTATTAGGACCTTTTCCATATAGATATTTAGGATGAGAAGCTTTAGTTAAAGGAAGAACCACCTTTTGAGATTCCGGATCAATTTCTAAATAACTACCTGTTTCTACTAGTGAACGTAATTTTTTGTAATCTCCACCTGTCCATTGTCCATTTACTAAAGTAAAACCTGATTGTTTTTTAAACGTATCTGTAGCGTTTTTTAATACTTCACTTCTACTTTTTGGAAGTTCTCCTGTGGTTACAGGTTCTCCTTCCATTATATCTTTAGTTTTTCCAAAATCCCCGTATGCCATATTATTTTTTATTTTTTAGTAAATACCACTTATGCAAAGTATATCCTAAAGTAGCTCCTAATAATAATATTTTTAATGTTGGCTCTAACCAATCGCAACAACTTGCCATAAACGCTCCCGTGTTTAATGCATAAACTTTTACTGTATCAGCTAGTTCCATGCGTTATTTATTAGCGCGTAATACAACGTTTCCTTTATATACTGGATATTCTTGTCCAGGAAGAGGAATATTTTTTACCTTAGGTAAGTGTATAGGATTTGCTTTTCCTGCTGATTTTTGAGTTTGACCTTGACTTGGCATAATTTACGTTATTTGTGTTAATGATTTTTCTGTTATTTCTTTTCCACTCTCAGGATTAGTTTGTTTATCTGGAATTGCTCCAGCAAACTCTGTATTTAATTCTGTTCCAGCTAAAGGTTCTTGTTCTTCAAATGGAGTTCCTGCTAAATCTCGTAAAGTAGCTTTACGTGCTGGTTCAAAAACTCCAATATCCATTGCTTGTTCTTCATCCATAATTTTTTTTATTTAAACTAGTGTAGAAGCACCAGATAGATTATTAAATGTTTGATTAGCGCCACTTGGTTGAGGAGTAACACTGGTATTGACTGGAGGAGTCAAATTTCCTACTGCTGGTTGAGAAGCAACTGGTGCAGGTTGAGCTACCGCTCCAGGATTAGCTTGTGCTACATTTCCTTGAGGTAAAGTTGCTGCTCCAGATATATCTTGATTCATAGATTGACTATGCAAAGCTTGTTGTTGAAGTCGATATTGACTTTTCCCTTCTTGTCGAGTAGTATTAGCAGTTTCATTTGCAGTATAACCTCCATATGCTGCTCCGGCCACTCCCATACCTATAGCGGCTATTGGATTACCTGTTGCTATTCCAGCTTGGAATCCAGAAAGTCCTCCTTGAAGTGCCCCACTACCTATTTCTTTTTTATTATTTTCTAAATCTAGAGGAGTATAATTCATCTTTCTTTATCTTTATTTACATTTATAATAGCTGTAGATAATACTTTATCTGTATAACTATTTCTCTTCATTAATTTATTTGCTCTTGTTGTTTCAGGAATATCCTCTTCTCCTAAGATAATTCGGTACATCCTTGCTATTAGCTGTTTACACTTGAAAGAAACTTTATATATATGATACTTCTGAGTGGTACGGTTTCTTTGGCGCCATACTACTATCCATCCCTCTTTAAGTAATCTGTTCCAGCGTCTGTTGTCCCAGCTATAAGCATGGGTACCGATTTTAAAATCTTGCTTAGTAAATAGATCAACAGCATCTAAATAAATTAATAACTCTAAGTCGGCTTCTTTAATATCACTTACTTTAGCTGCCCATTTACGTATAATACGATAATGTTTTAATAAATTAAGATCTTTTAAGTCAGATGATGTTAAATTACGCACTATGATAAACCAATGGCAGTCTTTTTTTCTTTAACTTTCTCCATTCTCTTATTTAATTTCTCACGTTTTTTAGATGTTTTAGCTTCTTTTTTCTGTGCTTTAGCTAAATCCATTTGCCTTGCTGCATTCCCAGTTTTATTGGTATCAATTTTACCTTGAGCTTCTTGTCTCGTCTGAGTTGCCGCTTCTTGTATGGCTTCTTGAGATTTTATTTTTCCACCAACTTTTTTAATCTTTTTATCAACTCTTTCAGTACGTCTTTCTTGTTTTGTTTTATGAGGTGAAATTATAGAAAAATTAGAATCTTTTGCATCTGCTACTGTTTGTGCCATTTTTTTGTTTTGTTGACTCATAACCATTTTACCCAAACCCATCATACTCTGTGCTAGAGTGGTCTTGGAAGGGGTAGTAGTTTTTTGTTGTGTTTTTTTTGCTGGATCATTAAGATTTTTAGATAAATTAACTGCTTTTAAAGTTTGGATTTTTACATTAGTCTCATCATCTGTTGAACGTATCGGATTTTCGAAAACTTTTGCTCCTCCTGTTTTGTTATCTACCCAACCTCCTGATATATGTCCTTGTGCTTTATAGGTTCCACTTTCATAACTTTTGACACCTGGCGCTCTCATGTTAGGAATACTTTGTCCCGAATCTTTAACATAAAACGTGCCAGGTTCATGTGTGGCTGTCGCAATAGTGTGTTTAATATCTTTATTTGCAGCTGCTAAGTTTTTCTTACCTTGTTCACCACCACCCCACTTTTCTGCTCGTTTAGTTGGTTCAGTGGTACCATATCTCTCTTGATTCCATGCTTTAGCTCTTTTTATATATTGTTCTTTTGTTTCCCCTGCTTTACTCCATCCTTTCTTTTGCGCATCTATATAAGCTTGCTCATATGTTCCCATAATTTTTTTTTATAAAATGATTACTACATCATGCTCTTGTATTACTTTTAATATTTTATTTTTTATTTCTATATTAAATCCGGCATGTCTATCGAAGTAAATATTATCTCCTTTGTTTATTACTATTACATCAGTTCCAACATTCAATACTTCTGCTTGTCTATATCTTATGTCTTCTCTTTGTTTTTCTCCTAGAATTAATCCACCTTTAGTTGAAGAAGATTTTTCTTTCTTTTCTTTTATTACTATATGTTTACCTATTGCTTTCATCTACTCTTAAGTTATTGATTACACAATCGGTTGATAATATAGTAGTGGCTACGGATGCCGCGTTCATTAGAGCGCTTTTAGTTACTAATAAGGGATCTATTATTCCGGACTTTACCATACTTACTGTTTTACCTGTAACCACATCCAATCCCTTTCCTTTAACTATTGGATCGTCATAATTTTCAATACCAGCATTTTCTAATATTACATTATAAGGAGCTTTAATAGCTTGTAATAATATACTTTCTGCAGTATTAATAGGTTTAATAACTTGAGCGGCATTTAATAAGGCAATGCCTCCTCCTGGTACTATTCCTTCTTTGATCGCGGCTTTTGTAGCACAAATAGCATCTTCTACTCTATCTCTTTTTTCTTTAAGTTCTACTTCTGAATTAGCTCCTACTTTTACAATAGCCATTTTAGCTAATAATCTAGCTAAACGCTTTTCATATCTTATTTTAAAATTAGGATTAGAAGTAGCATTCATTTTTTCAGTAACACTATCAATTACTTCTTGAACTTCTTTAGGGGTTTCAGAAACCTGTATTAAGGTTTCAGTTGCAGTACTAATAGATTTAATACATTTACCTAAGTGTTCTGGTTGAATTAAATCCATATCATCTCCGAGATCTTCGTTAATAATAGTAGCTCCAGTTAATAAAGCCAAATCATCTAAAGTATCTTTTCTATTTACTCCAAAAATAGGTGCTTCAATTAGATTAAGTTTTATATTTCCTTTCATTTTATTCATAGCTAAAGCACTTTTTACTTGAAGATCGGCTTCTGCTATTAATAATAAAGGATAATTATTTTTTATAATATATTCTAATACACTTTGTATTTTTCTTATATTATCAATTTTGTTTTCAACTATCAATACTAAAGGATTATCTAGTTCAGCTGTCCCTTGATCTTTATTAGTTATAAAGTTAGGAGAACTAAATCCTTTTTCATATTGTATTCCTTCAATTCTTTCAATTACTGTATCAGGACTATCATTTATTTCCATAGAAACAATTCCAGTTTCATCTACAGCTTTAAATGCTTCACCAATTAGTTTTCCTAAATTTTTATCATTATTAGCGGAAATAGTAGCTACTTGAGTTATTTTATTTCCTTCAATTGGTTTAGCAATTTTTTCTAAATACTGTATTACTTTGTTTACAGCTTCATTAATTCCTTCTTTTAAATCTCTTCGCGATTCCGATTTTATCACTTTATATGCTTCTTCTAAAATTGCATGTGCTAAAACCGTGGCAGTTGTCGTTCCATCCCCTGCTTCTCTCACTGTTTTTCTTGCAGCTTCTTTTAGTAATTTAGATCCTATATTTTCTACTGGATCCAATAATATTATACTATCTGCTACTGTTACTCCATCTTTTGTTATTTGAGGATTTCCATGTCCATCTTCTAAGATAACACACTTGCCGCTAGCTCCTAATGTGGAGCTAACAGCTTTAGTGAGTTTATTAATTCCTTCAAATATCTTATCTCTTGCATCTTTTCCGAAGTTAAGATGTTTTACTATTGTTTCATTTTGCATTTAATTAAATTTAATTTGGTTAATATTAAAAGGTTTTTACTACTTTAGGTCCATTAGAAAATTCTACTTTTTTAGCATAGTGTTCAATTGATCCATCAATTGCTGCTTCTGCTCCTTCTATAGTTTCTCTTCTAGTTACATCCACCCATCTATCTTCATCTTTTATATCTTTATATTCAGTTTGATAGAATCCATTTGGTAATTGTACTATACGCCAGTTTGCTTTATTAGACATATGTTTCCAAAGGTTTATGATCTCTTGATCTGGATGTTGTGGTGTACTACTCCACGATTGAGTACGGTATAAAAACGTCATGGTTATTTGTTTTTAAGGTTTATATTTGGTTAATCCCCACCGAAGTGGGGAATTATTTATTTAACTACAATCATCATCATCACAGTCAGTTGCTATCACTTCCCAAGCAAGATCAGCTGTTTCTAATTCACATGCTTCTGCATTCAGCGTATAACAACAAGTTCTTGCTGCTCCACCTGGATCTTGTGTTACAAGTATATGCGTAGGAGATGCACCGAATGGTAATCCAGTATCTATATAAACTGCTGGATAAGCTATAGCGAGTGCACCACAGTCTAATGGTATTGGATCTGGATATTCACAAATTACATATTCATGAATACTCCAACGTTCACAACATTCACACGCAGTGTTTTCATCAACAGTAGTATACTCTTGTGCTAATGGTAATTCATAAGGAAATGCTGTTTGATTTGTACTATCCCAAGTTTCTTGTATTTCTATACAAATTCCTTCTGCATCTTGTTGAGTTATCCATGTTTCTGGAGAACCGTTAGGTCCCGCATAAGCTGATAAATCAGTGGTAGTGTTTATCCATTCGTCATCTCCACATTCTCTCCATTGATAAAATACTAACTCAGAACAAACTTCATCTCCACATCCAGTGGCAGGGCCAACATATAAACCTGTTGGATCTACACATGTTGGTAGTTCTTCGTTTAGCTGATAACAACATTGAGATCCACTTGCTATATGTTGAGCTACTATATACATTCCAGGTGTAATTGTTTGACCAACCATGTCAACTAATAATACAGCAGGAATAGATGGATCACAAGTATTAGGATCACAGAGATCAAATATTCTAAGATCTTGTTCACAGCATTCACACGCGGTTAGTGGTGCAACAGCTGCTACTGTAGCCTGCGAACTTGCAGAAAGAGGATAATCACTAGGTCCATCATGTGTAGTATCTATAACAGTCCAACATCCATCTAAAGTTGCTCCTTCACTACTACCAGATATTTCTATTACTTTACCCAAGTAAGTAGTATTTACTGCAGGACTTAA